TCCATATTGTGCATGATTTTAATCATCTAAACCCCTGAAGTTTATGCCTTTACAGAAAGTCAAGCAGAATCCGGCATCGTGCCACCTCGTGAAGGCCTTCCGTTTGGAGTCTCTGGACGCGATCGAGACTGTCTTGAAGCAGCATAATCTGCAGTCGGAACGCCGCAAAGGCGAGCTGCATTTCGTTGCTGGGTGGCCTGTGATTCACGCGCTCTCCAAGTTTGCGCCCGTGTTCATGATGGAGCATCGGCAGGAGCTTTTTGTAGAGAGTTTGGATGCTCTTCAGCACATGCCGATTCGGCGGCATGTTGTCGCTGCCGAAACCCTTTACGGTGTCCGTCTGATTGTGGGAGATCTGGCGGATGATCGAGACGATTTCGCGGACCTACTGGCGAAGTTCCAGTGACCTTTCCGCCGCATGTTGCGGCTGAACAACAGACAATAACTCAAATCTGACGTAACAATGTTCGATATTATCCAACTGGGCCAAGCGGTCCTCCCGGCAGAAGCCGACTTCACCGGCATCATCGACACGGCTACGAACGTGTTTATCGCGGCTGCGGGCCTCGGTCTCAGCATCATGGCCTACAAGTGGGCCAAGTCTGCCCTTTTTCGGGGCAAGTAGGAACTTCGGGGGCGTCTGTAGATTCGGACGCCCCCTCTCCTTTGGGACATGGAAATTATTTACATCACTGCCGGTTTACTATGTGCATGCGCTCTTTACTATTGTGTGTTGCGTTAGTCTTATTGGTCGCGGATGCGGCGGGCATCAGTGCGAGCGGAACGCATGTTGATTCATCGAGGGTTTATGTCCCGGAAGCTGGGCGGTCGTTGACGGGGGAGTTGACGTCGCAATGGCAGGTTTCGGTGTCGGTGACGGTGCAGAGTGGCCAAGCTGTGTTCACCGTGGATGGAGTTGGCGGTCAACGCACTACGGTCTTCCCGCCTCCTAATGATGCTTATACTTTGATTCAGGACGGCCCGGCGGCTTTCCATTTGGCTTTGTGGGATTTCGTGGGGCATCAAATCGTCTGGGAATCTGTAGACACTCCGGCGGAGGGCGATACGTTCGCAATTGCCTTGCCGACGCAGAGTCAAAGGTACGGGTTTATGGGTTTTTCCCGCGGCACTTGGACGGACGCGGTCCCGTTCCAATTGGGGCCCGAGGGTGCGTTCCAATTGGGGCCCGAGGGTGCAGAGGAGCCGGAGGACTGTGAGCCGAATTTCGGTGTTGCGGGGTCCTATGAATTGCCGGGCGAGGGCGTAGAATTGGTGAATGCTGGCCCCTATCCTAAGAAGTACCTGGTGCAAATGGTGTGGTCAGGCGGTGGCTACACGCAGGATCCCGGTGATGAGTGGGTGATGTCGAAGACGACGGAGGTGTGGTTGGAGCCTTACACTTCCCGCACGGCGCGTAGTTTCCGAGCGGGTGCGGAGCCGGATACGATGAGCATCGGTTATTTTGATCAGGACGGTAATTTTCAGGAGGCTTGGAGTTCGACGGGATCTCAAGGGACTTGGGAGGAAGACTCTGGTGCACAGTGTCATGATCTCGGGCCGGGCGGATCTAATCTCCCGCAGCAATCGGATCCTGTTATCACGGCACCCGTTAAAAATCCCCCGGAGGATTATGAAGGCCCGGAGTGGTCCGATGATCGCATTCCGACCGCCGAAGACTTTGGCGGTGTGTCTGATGCTGTGAGCGCAGCGGATGCTAATCAGGCGACCCGTGACGCTGCGACACAACAGATGTTGGCTGACATCAATAACAACATCACCACGCAGGGCGATCGAAACGTAAACGGTCAGACGCAGCAGTTGCAGCAAAGGAGCGATCAGCACGCGGATGACCTGGCGGAGAGCAACGAGACGCAAGCGCTGTTGGAAGAGATCCGGGACAATACCGCGCCGGATGAGGAAGATGAAGAGGACAGAAGTGTGTGGGAAATGCTGAAGGATTTTCTGACGGGCGGCGGAGCATCGGCGGATGAGACCAGCTCGTTTTGGGGACGTGCGAAAGAAGAGGCACTGGAGAAGGCACAGGCAGCGGGTGAGAGTGTAGAGACGTCGATTGCTCCAGTGCGTAGTGATGCGGACCGCATTCAGGGGGTGCCCGAGCAGACGTTTAGCTTTCGCGGGAATGATTGGGTGTTCGAGATTGGGCCGGTCGTGTTGGATCTGCGCCCGGAGGCGATCAGCTTTGGCACGGCGTCATGGATTCGGGCTATCATTAAGCTCTGTCTCTGTTATTGGATCGTAAAACATCTTCATGATAAAGTGCATCAGTTGATGTTCGGGGTGATTTCCACTCCGGCGGCGAAGGGCAACGTTGACGCCGTCAACACGGTCCCGTTAGCGGGCACGGCGCGCGCGCTCTTAAATGCATTTGTCGTTCTCGCGATCGTAGTTGCGTCGGTGTTCACGCTGTGGGCGCTGAACGACACAGTTTTCGCGGTGTTGGACATCTCGTTTGATCTCGGAGATCCAATGGCGACGGTCCCGGCGGCTCTACAGTCGCCTTTCGCCTGGCTGGATTCTTGGATTCCGGTTGGTTATTCGGTCAGTGTTTGGATTTGTAAATACGCTTTCGATGCGGCAGGTGGTTATGTGCAGGCTGCCGCGATGGCAACGGCAAAGGCGGTGTCACTGTGAGTGACGATGTGCAAGCGGTTGTGCTCGTTGTCGATGCAGCCCACCAGATTCAGTTCTGGATGATGGGCTTCGGCCTAGGTTTGTCGCTGTGTCTCGGCATCAACTGGGTCGCGCGGCTCGCAAACACCGGCGTTCGCGGTGGTAACATCGATGCGGATTTGTCGTAATGCCTATACGTTTTAAAATGGGTCGCCCGGGTGGTGGCAAAACACTGGATGCGGCGCGCGATGTTTGGCATTGGTTGCTGCACGACACCCGCCCGATTATCACGAACGTTCCCTTTATCGTTCCGGCGATCCAGCAGCGATTGGACGAGGAAGAACGTTACGATGTGGATTTGTCGGCGCGTTTGTTGGTGCTGCGGCCGGAGCCGGTTTATCGGCGCGAGATTCGATACAACGAGTATCGGGATTTTTGCCAGCAGTTCTACCGTGTGCGTCGGGTCCAGCCTGGACGGCCTCAGTTGGAAGCGCTCCCGCCAGAGGGTGCGGAACTCGATTTCGCAAAGGAGTTGCACGGTCGCATCTTTGTGATCGATGAAGTAGCTAAGCTGTGGCCGTCGCAACAATCAATGGCGATTGGCAAGGAGGTGCGGTTCCTCGAATATCTCGCCGAACATCGCCATTTCGGCGACGATGTGGTTTTCATCACGCAGCATCTCAAACAGGTGAGCGATCACCTGAAGCGCGTGGCGCAAGACTACTGCGTTTGCCGAAACCGCTTTAAAGAGACTTACAAAATCGGACCGACGAAAGCGCGTGGTAGTGGCTTCAGGCGCACTTACTATCTTGCGCCTCCCGGCCCCAGTGTGACGCCGGTCGACGAAGACACTTTTCAGCCGGATCAACGGTTGTTCAAGCTCTATTCAACCTCTCTCAAAGGTGGTAAGGCGGACATCGGCCAACGAGCCAAAGGTGCACCAGTGCCTCTGGTCATCGGCGGTGGTGTTGGCCTGGCGATTATTGCTTTCGCTCTTTTCACGCAGGTTCCCGGGGCGGCCCTGTCGGCGGCATTCGGCCAGACTGAGCGGCCTGTGCCATCCCAGACTGATGCGCGGCAGTCTGGTGAGGCGGAAGATCGGTCTGATCAAGCGGAGGTGCAAGCGCTCCAGGTGGACGCGTTGTTTTTGGAGCCGCGCGGACGCGGAACCTTTGCGGCGCGCTTGTCGGACGGCACTTATTTGCGGGAAGACTCTCCCGGTGTGGAGGGTATGGAGGATATCGGGCCGCCGTGGGCTCCACGTCTGGCGATTGTCTATCGCGGTCAGCTCATCCCGGAAAGTCCGTTGCCACAGGTGACAGGCGGTGAGTTCGATCCGCGCGCAGGTGTGCTGCCGGTGCCAGATTACCCTGAGTGGAAGCCTGCCGCACCGCAGGCTGTGGCTCAGGCCTCTCCCAAACCTGAACCCGAAACTTCAACGCAAGAGGAGGCACTCTGATGGGTGGACCAATCGAACGGAAACAGTCGGAGCAGGTGGCAGCACCTGAGAACGGCTGTCGAGTGGGAAACGGAATAAGTCCGCGCAGCGGTGGACCTGAAGGGGCCATTATGCCGGATTCCTGCTCGATGGACGGGAAGACCACCCCCCACCCTCAATTACAGCAAGGGGAAAACACTGTTTTTCCCTTGCCCTGCCCCCCTGGCGAAGGGGAAAGCGTTCGCGTCAATGTGCGCCTTCGTGGAGCCGATGCGCGGAGGTTTCGGGCCGTCATGCGCGCTCGTCGGCAAACAAGCATCGGGACTGTGGGCCGCCAGCTGCTTACGGAATCATTGCGGGAGGTCGCATCATGATCACGGTGAAACGGCGCATTCCACGCAGCTGGTTTCACCCGGTAGGGGCTCAGATTCGCGCAAAGGAAGTCCTGGCACGGATGCCGGATGTTACGGGCTGCCTATTCCTTACGCTTACGCTCGACCGTCAGCTTTTCGAGGGTCCGGCAGATGCCTTTGAGCATGGGCGAGATCGTATCCGGCGTATGATGCACAAGCTCAAGCTGTGGGTGCGCAAGGAGACGGGCCGCAAGCACCTGGAGCTGCCTTACTGCGTGAAGACCGAATTTCACCTGGGAGGATGGGAAGAATTCGTTCCGTTCGGGGGCTCTGGATCGGATTTAACTGATCTAGAAGAAGATGCGGAAGGGTGGCCGCATTGGCATCTGATTGTCCGGCATCGAGGCTTCATCCCGTGGCAGGTCATCAAGGCGCTTTGGGATCTTGGTATGATCGACATACAGCGCATTGAGAGCCAGCAGAACGCCCACTACCTTATGAAATATACGGTGAAAGACATCGAGGAAGTGCCTCAGTGGGTCAAAGAGCGTCGCCGGTTGCGCATCTGGCAAACATCGAGGGGCTTTTACGAGGACGAGTCAGCGCAAGAGGAGACCGAGGAGGAAGCGGACGCAGACGAGGAGGAAACGCAGGAGGATAAGACGACGATTGGCGAGCGCATTGACCAGTGGGAACACACGATGACGCTGATTGTGGCTGACGATGACGGACAGCAACAGGTGCGGACGTTGAAAGTTCATGTGCCTGTGCGTGATTGGTTTGATCTCCATGTCGCCCGCTTTGCCCGCCGCGGGCTTTATCATGGGCAAGGAATTGTTGAGCTGCGCAGCACACGGGACATGCAAAGCCTCTGGCACCCGGACTCTGACGAGTGGGAAATCTGCGAGCGTGGATGGCCGTTGTCTCTGTTCTTCCAGTGGAAATTTCAACCGCGCGCCACGGTTGGCGAGCGAATAAAAGACGAACCGTTCTAATCTAATAACGTATCATGAAACAGGAAAATCAAACAAATCAACCGACCGTTCCGCAGCAATTGGGCATGTATCTGCATGTGGAAGCGGCTTTCTCTTCGGCGTGCCTGATTGAAACCACGGACCGCCAGACTAAGCGCCCTACAGGTTTTCAGGTGCTCGTTTCTCAGGAGTTCTTGACGGATCCCGGAATGTGCGAGGTGCGTGAGTATATCGACGTGCAGGATCCGCGTGTGGACGTGGACCTGGCTTTGTTCAAGACGGACCCTGTGGCGGCGGTGAAACGCTATCCCGCGTTGCAAAAGGGCCGTCGCTATCTGATGCGTGTCGGCTCGGGGAAGGCCATCGATGGCAAGTGGCGTTTTTCGCGGGCACAAGTCATGTGGGAAGAACAGGACCATCTGGCGGCGACTCCGACCAAGGCAAACGCGGTGTAATTCATGGGCGGTAGGAGGGTTGCGGCGGCTATGCCGCCGCACCCTCCCCCGCCCATTTTAGCTTGTCCAAATAATTCAATAACTGTCCCCTTATGAAGGTAAAAGTAGCAATTGTGTGGCTGATGCTGCTGTTTGGAACGGTTCTGCATGGGCAGGAAGTTTCGGCAGTGCCATCGGATTCGGAGTTTGAGGCGATCATTTCCTTGGCAAAGACGGTGTTCATCGCCGCAGCAGGTCTGTCAATCGGCATGGCGGTTTACGTCTATACGAAACATCAGGTGATGGACCCGGATGAACGCCGCATGTGGAAGAAGCGCCTGGAAGTGGGAGATCACAGCGATCAGGAAGCATACGATCGCCGGAAGCGCGAGCTGGATAGCTCTTGGTAAAAAAGAGAACGCCCCGGAAGTGGGATTCCGGAGCGTTCTACCGTTCTATTAATCTAACGTATCAATGAAAAAGTTATTATCGGCGTGCGAATTTTTCAAGCTCGGCGAAAGCATTATAAAGCCGTTCGGCGGGTATTCGAGAAACTACTTCTCCGGCTTGTGAAAGGATCGACGAAGCGGTGGTGCCTCTTTCCGTCGCGACGTGGCGCAGACGCTGCCATGCTTCTTCAGGGATTCGGATCTGCACACTGTGGGCGTTCAAGGCGGCTTTCATAGGGCTTAGAAACGAAAAATAAACTGGTTTGGCAAGGAAACAAACCGTTGACAAACCGATTTCAAACTGATTTGGTAGTAATCACAAACTAATTTGGTATGGATTAGCATGTCGCTCTTCCATATTGTGCATGATTT